AAATATTACCTTCTTAAAACGGTAATGTGCTATCTTGTTGGGGAGAGAAATCAGAGTCTGTTTCATATAGTCTTCCTGTATTAGAATTATATTGTAGGCTACAAGCAAGTCCAGTATCCCCTGTGTATCTAGACTTTAATACTCTTACCTTTGTTGTGTTTGCTTCTTCTGGATCATCTGCCTGTTGATTTCTTTCTAATGCAATTACACAATCAGAAAGTTGTGATATTCCTTGTGATCCTTTCAAGTGAGAGAGAGATACTTCGATACCTTGCTCATGTCCTTTCTCACCTGCTGCTCTTCTTAAATGTGAAACAAGTATCATACCTACTCCTGTTTCTTCTACGAGAGAACGTAACCGATTCATTAAGTTATCTATACCTCTTCTCTCATCGCCTTCTGTCATTACATTTACTAGCATGTGTAGGTGATCTACTACTACCCATTCACATTCACATCCTACTATTATGTATCGTAACTTAGAAAATATTTCATCTATGTTTGTTGCACCAAGATGAGCATGTATAAACACTCTACCATCTTGAATAACATTGTCAAACATTTGTTCTAGTTCTTGAGAAGAATACTTAGCTCTCTTTTCAGATAAATAGATTCTATCGTTAGCTTCGATAGATACTATTCCGTCTGCAGTTCTAAGCCAGTTCTCTTCTAGAGCTACAATGCCTACGTTATCTGTAGTGTTTTTAATGAGCCAATGTTCTAGTTCTCTAGTCACACTAGACTTACCTAATCCTGTGCCTCCAGTAAGAGTAACTAACTCTCCTTTGCGCATACCATATAGTTTTTTATTCAAGCCTTCCCATGGATAAGGAATACTTTCTTTGTCTTCACGTTGTAACCAATCATTTTTTTTGCTAGACAATTCCAGGATACCTGATGGTGTATATGTTTTAGCTTCCCACCAAGCTTTAGTAAACTCTTCAAACTTACCTTGCTTAAGCATATCATTAGCATCTTTAAAGCCTGTAGGAAAAGACATGATCTTTGTTTTGTTTGGTTTTAATATTCGGGCTACTTGTCTTGCTGCTTTTTGTCCTGCATCATCATTATCAAATGCAAGCACAACATTCTCATAAGCTTCTACAAACTCTATGCTTTCTCTAATATCTTTTACAGCAGAGGCGCATCCTCTTTTAAGAGATACTACTGCCCACTTACCTTGCATAAGTTCATAGACTGCCATTGCATCACACTCTCCCTCAGTTATTGTAAGATACTTACCACCTTTGTTACGATACAGTTGTTCTCCAAATAATCCTGTGCCTTCAAAGTTACCACCAGAATAAAACTTCTTAGTATCTACTTCTCTTGTTTTAGTAGCAGACACTTCATTGTTATTATAGTAAGGGTATACATGTTTGTTAGGGCTAGATAAAACCCCAAATGCTTTAGCTGTTTTAAGACTAATCTTCCTATCCTCGAGAGCATTATATGATCCCTTGTAGGAATTTAGAAAGGAATTTTTATCTGTAGGCAAGGTACTTACTGGAGGTGTATAGTTTGTTTGATTAGGGGATGTTCTTTTGTTACATCCAAAACAATAGGTGTGTCCATCGTCATATAAACTGTTGTTATCTTTGCTACCGCAAGCATCGCATGGTATGTGTTTTATAAATTTGCTTTCTGATCTTGTATTCATTCTTGTTCCCCAATATTTTAAGAAAGTTTAGACACCCCATAACAACAAGAGTCTAAGGAGTAACAGCTATGAGGTGTCTAATATTAACGATTTATTTGTTTGATTTCACTTTTTCTTCGTTAGCTTCCTCCTCGTTATTTTGTGTAGTAGGTGCTTCACTATTTACTAACTCAATAATCTTGTTAGTAAAAAAGTTTAAGCCTGCTTGTACTTCTTCTATATCAAGAGTTAAATTAACTTTCTTTTGATTTAGTCTTTGTACTCTGCCGAAAACTCCTTGTGCTTCTTCTGGTAGATCCTCTACAAATACTTGCACACCATCGATAGTAACGTATGGTTTAGTTTCCTCTGTCATTAGAAGTCACCTTCGTCATACATACCAGATCCATCTGGCTCGATGTATTCTTTAAGTTCTAATAGCTGTATAGCTTTTAAGTCTCTTCCTTTACCAGACTTACCACTATACTCCCAAGCGTACTCACCATACTGTACTTTAACAAGAGAGCCATTACCAATTTTAGGTAACGTATCTACACGTTGACGATCTTCGTTGATAAGTACAGGTCGTGGGTTTTGTCCACCGCCTTTCTTATCTACGTTTCTTTTAAAGTTTACAAATCTTCCGTAATCTTTTTCTTTTACAGGATGCCCACGCTGTTCAAAGTCATCTAGAGTTTCATCATCTAATACAAGATTAACTTCCCACTTGTGGTCGAAAGTAGTATTAGGTGTTGTTACACTTGCGTAATAGGCGCGACCTGTAACTTCGCCAACACCACTTGCAGGATTAAAATTATTATCTGCCATTTTTTTTTACCTCGTTTATGTTACATTTAAATTGAAAGACATTTCACAATTAGTTTGTAATACATCTTTAGGTACAAATTTTAACTTAGATACATAAGAATGTACAGCACTTTCTAATTTTGTTGGAGCGTTGTTTGAATTAACATTAAAGATTTCTGCTGCACCTTGTTTGTTTACGTTAAATAAAACAATAAGATTGTATGCACCTCTGCGTCTAGTTTTATCTACTGCTTTCTGTATAACTTTAGTTTTATTTTGTGAGCCTGACTTTAATTCAAAAGCACAGCTCTCTTCTCTGTAGGATTCTATAGTAGTCGTTCCTCTAATAGTATCTAAAGATTCTGGAGCTACTACTGGTTCTTCTATTATCTCTTGTGGTTCTTGTAGAAGTTCTATTTCTTGTAAGGCATAGTTTAATTTTTCTTCTAGGACTTGATTGTTAGAATTGTTTTTATTTACCATGTCGTTCAACCCTTCCATATCTTCGTTCAACTTTGAGATAAACTCTTCGATACTTTTCCGAGACATCTTAACTTCATATTCAAAAAAACGTTTGTTATCTTCAATAGATATGTAAGCGTTCCGTAGTTCGTTACTCGAGATTGCTTCTGATGTTCTAACTCTAATTTCCTGTATGGATTTTTCAATGTCGCTCAACATTGCATTAGAATAACGGATAGCTGTTTCGTTACTATCAAGTCTATTTAGAATGTGATTGCTAAAAAGATTTGCTCCAAACCCTACAATTATAAGTGTTACCATTACTGACAAAAAATGATTTTTCATATTACCTCCTTTGTTAAATGTTCCAGTTTAACTTCCCTTTATTTTTTACTCTCCAATCTTCATAGTGCTGACTTAGTTCAGCAAAAGAAGTTATATGAGGATACTTTTTCAAGTATTTCATAATCCATTTGGGAGTCATGAAAGATAGATACATAGTTCGATTAGCCATGTAATAATCCTGGGTAGGTGCTAACTGATCTATGTTATCTATAGAGACCTGTGCTGCCTCTTCTTCGTTTAACAGAGTCTTTAGCCATTCTACTTGTAATGGCTTTATTCTCTTTCTTAATGCTTTAATTTTCTTTGCGTTCAATTATATTCTCCAGATCTCTATAGGGATTTTAAAGAAGTAATAGAGGGATGTCAAATCCCCCATATTACAATTCCTAAAACCAAGACTAACCAAATACATAAAGGTAAAGCTTTTATTAGATTGTCTTTATCTTTCATAAATATATACATCATATCTAACTGCATCTTCGAGTCTACATTCGCGCCAGTTTATATGTCCGTTTTTGCTTGTGTATTTATGTAGATGAGGATTCTTTTCTCCAAATCTTCCATGCAGTTTCACATAAAGTTTCTTGCTAAGATATTTATTAATAAACTTAACAGCGTTCCTAACTCCTTCAAGTTTATATTCTTGTAATGTATCTCCTTTATGAACAGTCATTACATATCTATTGGTTCTTTTCTTTTTCATTGTCGTTTCCTCTAGTAGTTAAAATTCTTTCGAGTTCACAAGAGCTACAATAATATATCCAACCATCAAGCGTTCCATGTTTTATTGTTGCTACTTTTGAACAGTTATGGCATTTCATTTTAATCTGTTTGATCGCAAGCAATTAAAATATATTCATTAAACATTTCTTTTACTTGCTCTGAATTGTATGCGTTTACATAAATGCAAACATTCTCTCCATTACCGAAGCCGTCATTTATAAATTCAACATAATATCTATTCATTTATATCTCCTTCTTTTTTAAAGCTCTGGCCATGCTATCCCAACCTTCGATATCTTTTTTCAATTCCTGGAATAGAGGTTCTCTCAAGTCTTTAAGTAACTCCATAGCGTTCTCAAGTTCTGCTATTGGCATTTCGTTTACATCATTCTCAATATACCATAGCGTTCCTTTAATTACTCCGTAGATGTAATCTATTTTTTCTATTTCATTCATCTATATCTCCATACATATCAGTATAAAGTTCTATAATATCTTTATCGTCTATGTGTTTAAAACTTCTATAAGAATGAGCATAAACATAATCAAATAGTTCGTCCCATGTATTTTTAAAAACTATTTCTTTAACATATTCCATTTCGTTTTTAACTATGGCTTCTTTCATATCTTCAATTTTCATTAGAAATCTCCTCAATTCCAAATGCGCTTACATCATCATATTTAACATCAGAATCTAAATGAGTTAATAAAATTTCTTTAGCGTGTTCTAGTGAATCAGCTTCGATATCGTCTTCATAAGTTATTTTAAATGTTTTTATCATTTACCTTTCCTTTTCTAGTATATTTAGTTTTATCTCTGTGTGTTTTAGGTTTATGAAACTTGTCCATATTTTTCTTAACTGGATTAGGTTTCTTCATCACGTTCAATCAAGTAATATCATATACGCATCTGGCTCATGTGTAATAAACCAATTCAAACCTTTGCGCATTGTAGCGTAATCATTAAATCTTTCTGCGCCCATGATAGTATCGTAAACTGCAACTGCATCAGCAGGTATGGTAACTTTTTCACCAGTAAATCTATTGGCTACTTCAACAGGTTTTGTATCTATTACTCTGCAATCAAAAGGTAATTCACGCTTTGTCATTTTCTATCCTCCTATTTCTTTCTGCATTTAAATTCACAACATTATCTATCTCTTCTGAATATATTTCTGCTTCATCATAAGAGAATTCCCAATCTTGTTCTTCCATATAACCCATTTCTTCGGCATCTTCCCAATCTTTTGCCATTACATAACACTCTTCATAAACTACAGTTCTTCTTTCCAATTTAAATTCTTTTAGTTTACTC